ATAAGAAGATTTGTAATAATTTTGAACCGTGTGAAAGTAGACTGGGGTCATCTTTTCAAATAGATGTGTACCATTGATTTGTAAATCGGCTTCAAGAAATGTAAATCGGTCATCCGCAAAATTTTCATTAGAAGCGTTGAATCCCCAAAATAGTGATTTCACTGGGTGATTAAAGTTGGAAAGATCAATACGGTTGTGACCACCCACATCAGTGTTGTTATTCGTAACAGTGAGTAATTCGGTTTTAAATCCCTGGACTTGGGTTACTATAAAATCCATTTGCCTCTTGGTGAAAGTTTCTCTTTCATCTTTGTCTAGATATATATAATTTCCGTAGACTTTAGCACTTTTTTCAGATGCATCTAAACCAGCTATATTTGTTTCATCGAAGTCTATCTTTATCTCGACTTGATGATGTTGGAGGGCTATGAGAGGTAAAAACGCTTTGTGATCACAGAAAAAAAAGTGGAGAGGGAGGAAAGTGTGACACGATGTAGATGTTTTGTTGTTTAATTCCTGTCCCTTTGTGTATGTATCAGCCAGATAATTCGTCCATATATCAGAGAAATAGTCATAGTGTTGGGAATCTATTTTTTGTCCACCAATAAAAAGAGAAATTGTAGAGTTGTAGAAAAGATTTGAAGCTATATTCGCATTTCTACTGGCCGACTCTAACCAAATACCGTTTATGATATCACCAAGAACGGGTATCGTAATTGACGTATCTGTGGTAGTGACAGTCTTAATGTATTTGGGAGCTTGAGAAAAATTCGTATGACGTGTAAACTTCGTACGAAAAAAAGAATGTCCTTCGTCACTTATGATGTAGGCATCCTGCACTCCCTTAGAAACGAGTTGTATTAATGCACCCGACATTTATTAATTAGTCAGATTATAAAAACAGACACTTTCCCTGAGTAAACTCACTCTTGGGCTCCTCCGAATGCTTGCCACGTATATTGAACCCACCTTGTCTATACACCTTGAGTCTCTTGTAATACATTGCTGTAAAGATAGACCAAGGATCATGGACATCGTAGATGTGTGGATCGTTCTTTTTACCCTTCGTTTCTCTCATAATACGCCCAATACTTTGGGTAATATCGGATTTGGGTGAAGCTAAAATAACTGTGTCTAGGGTGGGGATATCTAAGCCTTCGTGCGCTTGACTGAACGTTGCGAAAATGATCTTCTTCTTTGAAGATTCTTGGAGTTGCGCCTCCTTCATACCACCCATGTACAATCCAGATGTTTTGGGAAAGCATTGATGAAGGAACTCACAATGAAAACGTCTATCACTCAAAACAAGTAACTGTCTCGTACCTGCTGATGCCTTTTTAACGAGTTCTACAAGCATTTGGTTACGTCGGCGATCTTCCACAAGTTCTGTGATCATGTTCGGCATTGAGATTTTACCGTTTCTCATAGATGGGGGTGGATTCTTATAGTTTGGGGAATCATATACAACTGGGAAAACCTCAACTTGTTCCTGATTTTTGCGTTCTACTGCGAAGAAAGTGGGACCCATAAACCAATGTAAAACTTTAGTGAGTCCATCTTTCCTTTCGGGTGTCGCTGAGAGTCCAAAGATATGTTTGGGGCACATTTTGAAAAGTGACTGACTGAAAACCTTGGCACAAATATGGTGCGCTTCATCCACTATGAGAGTTCCTACACTCTCAAAATCTGTGAAACTATACTCCTTCAGGGAAAGTGATTGAAGCATAGCGATGACAAAATCACAATCAACTTCCTTCTTATCTTGTTGCACAATACCTATAGTGGCACCTGGGCAAAACTGTTGAATACGTTCTCTCCATTGATCGGCCAAAAATTGTTTATGAACTACAATCATAGTTCTGTACCCTAATTTACATGCTATGGCCAAGGATACCGTCGTTTTGCCGTACCCACATGGTAAAGAAAGGACGCCGTGGCCAGCTTTAATTGCTGCTCGTAGTGCATCGTTTTGGTGTGTGGTATCTCGAAGTTTCCCAACAAACTTCGTATTGATACGGGTTGGCTCTGGTCTCTTGTCTTCTCGGGGTTCTCCAAGTTTAGAAGTTCCATAGAATCTGGGAACACAGACTCCTGTCTTAGTTGCTCTGAAAACTTTGAAAGGCGGCGGAGGAAATCCATAGTCCCCATTGACCACAGGTCTTACGGTAAGTTCTTTTTTAATTTCGGGAATTGGACCCGAATTGACTAAATAACCTGTCCTAGTCAATGTTGTCATAATCTACTTATTTAAAGATGTGAAACTTTAAATGAGTACACGATGCCCACTTTAAATATTGATGAGAATATTCTCAGACTTCAGAACACTATTGAACAAATGACTCAAGAAGTTTTCAGACTTCAAGGAATGTTAAAGACGTTCACGGATCTAAAAAAGGCTGGTCTAAATAACATAGAACTTCCTGATCAGGGACTTGAAAAGATTGAAGAAGAGAGTACCCAAGAAAATCCTGAATGATTTCCAACATTCCAAATACCTTTGAAATCTAACTCAACATCAACTTCATCATCCTTTACTAAAGATTGTACAGGTTTTCCTTCAAATTTACACATAACCCTTCGGTAACGGAATGGTACTTTGACTGTGAGTACTTTACCATCTAGCGGATTGTCTGCGTTTTGATTTACGAGGAGATGCATCCTACTCGCGTGCATACGTTCTATGATTTCTGAAACTTTTTGAGGAATCACAAAACGTATATACTTTTTATCATTATGATCATAAAATGGTTCATATACTTTAGCTACAAACTTCATCTACGATACACTAAAAGTAAAACTATAAGTAACACTAAAGTTAATATTCCGACGTGGGTGACCAAAATAGGTTTCAGAGGTTTTCTAGTTCCGAAACACATGTGACTTAGGGCTCGCGAAACTTCAACTGATGCTTCAATGCTGGAGTAAGGTGTGTGTCTAGGGGACATCATACCACACATGGCAACCTTTGAACATTTTCCAAAGAAGGGGAGTTGACCTTCAAGGCTGAGAACACCCGAGGATTGTGAAAAGTTCCATTTGTTCTCTTTCCACTCAGCACCCCAACCAATCCTGATGGAATTGGGTTGTGGTAATCCAAGTTGTCTAACGACTTCATTTTTGATAGTTTCTGGGTCAGAACTGAGTACCTCTTTACCAAGATCACAAATAACACATGATACGGTCTTACCATCACTGAGTACCTTTGGTTGTAAGTTCCACTTGGTTTCTATGGAAACTTCTAAATCTGATTTCATTTTAATTGGTTGATCATAATCCAATAAAACATTGATAGCACCATATGTACTTCTTCTAAGTTTTGCATCTGCGTCGGGTCCCCAGTTATTGCCAAGTAGATCTAGAGCGGGGCTATTATCTAGACACAAAAAGAGTATTCCATCTTTTATCATTCTTTCATCTGAAAACTTTGCCACAAAATCTTTCTTACCATATTGAACATCTAAAAGTTCAGCACCAAAAACGAAATTGGCACCAGCTTTGAGAAGGGCTTCTTCCATCGCGTCACACATGACTTTACCAGAAACACGCTGCGTGTAACGTTTTGAGAGTAAAATGTGATTTAAATTATTTATGAACTCATACGCAGACATAACGTCCCAAGTAACACCATCCATTATGAGAGAGAGGTGCTCTATGAGATCTTTAGCCCTATCGGTTAGGGGACCTATAGCATCCTTCACTGATATACTTTCAAACTTTTTAGGATCCCAGAGAACCCTGGATATGAGACCTATCAGGGTTTTATAGTCATCATATTCTAAACTTTTGAGTGTAAAATCCCAAACACCAGAATCCTTTTCTAATTCGAACATAGTGTTCCAATCAATCTTCATTTCTTCGAAAAAGGAACGTGTATTTACAAATGCTCTATCAAATAGAATTCTATGTGCATGAAGATCTCGTGATTCTAGACTAGGTTCCCACCAAGAACCACCAGCTGATACCTTTCTATCGTAAATGGTAACATCATGCTCTCCTGTACGTAAGATTTCCCATGCGAGAGATAATCCAGTTGGACCAGCTCCCACGATATGAATCTTCATTCTATATTTAGCTTATAGAAAAAATCCTAATGTTAATGTAGGATATGTTGAGTATACTCAGTCAAGCCAATATGAAGGTGCCACCTGTCAAGTTGGCGCCAAATCAAAAGGTAAAAACATGGAAATTTGCAGCTAAATATTTATGGAAAGAACGCTTTACTGAAGATAAGGCTGAGCTTGGTCGTTGGACTAAAAGTGAACTTCTAGACCTTGGCCCGACATTTGTAAAATTAGGACAGATAGCGTCCACACGAGGAGACCTCTATCCACCAGAATTTACCAAAGAACTTGAATCTCTCCAAGATAATGTACCACCATTTGATTTTAACCTTGTAAAAGATGTTGTAAATAGAGACATATTCAAAGATTTTGACGAGATTCCATTCAAATCGGCCAGTATTGGACAGGTTCACAAAGCTACCTTAAAAAATGGTAAAAAGGTTGTTGTAAAATTAAAAAGACCCGGAATCCTGGACATCATGAAATCCGATACAAACAATGTTAAGAAGATTCTCGACTTTATTCAGTCGATAGGTGTTGACACTGGTTCTAGTTCTGAATTTGTTCTCAATGATTCTATAGAGTATCTTCTTGGGGAGGCTGATTACAGACAAGAGGTTGAAAATGCGATTAAGTTTAGAAGGAGTTTGAAAGGGATTGATTGGATAAAAGTTCCTTATATGTATAAAAAGTACTGTACCGATGATATGATTGTAATGGAGTATGTAGAGGCTGATAAGATTACAGAGATCAAAAATAAGAGAATCAATAAGAAGAAGGTGTGTGAAGCATTGGTTAATTCGTATGTAATTCAAACGATGGATGGTGGGTTATTTCATGGTGATCCACATCCAGGTAACCTGGCTATTTCCAAAGATGGTAAATTGGTGTTTTACGATTTTGGTCTGTTAATTGAGTTAAATGATGAATTGAAGCAGGGTTTCGCAGACTTATTCGGTTGTATTATACAACGAGATACAAAGGGAGTTGTTCAAATATTAATTAAGTTGGGTGTCATTGTACCAACATCTTCAGACATCAGTGATATTGAAATATTTTTTGAAACCATCTTGGGGTATTTAGAAACCCTAGATGGTGGTGCTATCATGAACGACGAGCTTGCGGCTGAACTTGCAATGGAAAAACCATTTGTTGTACCAACAAGTTTTGTATATTTAGCTAAATCATTTTCCCTAATTGAGGGGATATGTCTTCAACTCGATCCAGATTTCGATTACTTTACGTACCTGGAACCAATGATTCAAGAACAGTTTTTAGAGAGTCTCGATATAAGTGAAATCATTATGAACACGACAGAAATTCCATCTAAAATTGGAAAAATAAATTCGACTGTTCTCGGCCTTGAGAGGTCGAGAGCAGCGATGAAACGGTCAATGATTAAAACACGACAGGAAATACGGGTAGTTCAATACAGTGTGGTATGCGCTCTATTAGCAGAAAGATTCAATGGGACACCGTTCGCTGCACTACTCGTAGCGTTTGCGATCTGGATCACTTTTCGTAAAGATCGATCTCTTTAGCATTACTCTTCTTTTTCTTAGTTTTCTTAGATTGTTCCTTGTCCTTCTTGATAACATCTTGATGTTCCTTGAACATATCTTGAACACGCTTGCGCTCTTCACGGGCGATGTCACCAATCTTGTCCTTAATTTTTTCTACCTCGGTCTTTCGTTGTTTTTGGATTTTCTTGCCTATCTTTTTGAAGTCGTCAGTTTTGGCGAACCATGTGGGGGATGCAGTAATAGCGAACATAGTGTTTGTTGTATTTTAAGGACATTTAATTTTTAACCGTTTTAATTTTTCTAGAAACTCTCTCCTTTCACCTGGAGATTCAATCTCCTTCCCAGAGTTTATAGCTTCAATTTCGGGTCCCGTTAACTGCATCGCATTTACACGAAAGTCCATGAATGCCTCCATAGCGTGAGGCACTAGGGGTTGGACGAGTTCATAGATGGCCGTGGCATAGTCACGAATCTCCTTTTGAGCATGATGATCCATCCTCAATTGTAAGAAATGCATGAGATTATGTAGGTCCATCTTCCACACGAAAGAAGTGTAGGTAGATTGAGGGAGAACACCACGAGCTTGTTCTCTACAAACACCCTTCTCTAGCAATTGCTCGTATAGCTTGAAAGCTTGTTTGTACTGGTCAGAAAGAGTCTGGTTCAATTCATCATCTAGTTCCACTACACCTTCTGATCCTTGATGATTCACGGCTGATTGTCCTCGTAGGACTTCCGGTTCGTAGTATTCCTCATCAACGATAGAATACCTGGCAGACATTTCATTCACCGATGCGGTTCTGTGTCTGAGCCATTGTCGTGCGATGTAAAGTGGTGCCTTGATACGAAACTTGAAAACAACGAGTTCTAGGGGTGAAGTATGCCAATTGCGGACAAGGTACCTAATAAGACCTCGGTCACCCCGAGTGGTCTTGGTACCTGTTTGATAACTCACACGGGCACCATCAACTATGGCCTTATCTAGATTCTCAAGGGGCATATGGTCGACGAGTTCTACAAATCCATGATCCAAAACTTTCTTCATTATAACAATCTATCCGTTCTAATCTTTAATAATCACAACTATCATCCATTGGGACTTCTCCACAAAAGTCGTACAACTCATAAAGTTTCTCTTGCGACTTTTCAATCTCAGCTGTAGTATTATTCATGACATCAATGGCGTTATCAATGAGATCTAGAAACGAATCAAGTTGATCGATGGCTACACGGTGATGCTTCCTGTTCGTTTTGGAAGAATGCGCTGCAGCCCTAAGATGCTTATTACTCTTGATGATCTTATCGATGTTGGGCTTGGACTTGCTGGGAGTGGCGGACATTCGGATGATCAGACTCATTGTGAATAACTATCCATTTATATCTTTAATCAAGTCACTTAGGTCTCGATAATACCTCTTCAGGTCTTTCATGAATCTTTTATTATTTTCAAGAACTTCACATTCAACTTTGTTTAGATAAATCCATGCCAAATTACACTTTGAATATTTTGTCATTTTCTGATTCTCATTGGGGCGACGTGCCACCAGCTTTGTGGATTTCTTCTTTTGTGAAGCGGGTAAGACCTCCTTCCGATTCACGAATGACAGGGCTTGCATCACCGTATCTGCGAGATCATCTTTCTTTTTGGATTTTTGAAACGTTTCTAACCAATGTATGTTGATGGGTCCATCCCTGATGAAGGCTTCACATCTCTCTATGGACACTTTCTTACGTTTATTGTATTGAGCCCTACCGGGACCGGCGACATCAGGTATTTTATGTCTAGCATCATATAGGATTGTTTCAGCTTTAGGACACCTAATAATGAAGTAGGAATGGAGAAAGTGCATGACAGATATCATTTTCTTGTTACGCTCAGGTTGTTTCTCGATGAGTATTGTTTTGGCTGTGAGTACCCATGGACGGGCATCTAGATGATCTCGTAGGGATACATAAAGACCATCCCTATGTTCGGGTGGTACACCAGAGACATCCCATTCAGTGACAAGGTTCCCACGGTCTTCATCTAATAAACACATAGCAAGGTTCCTTATACCCACATCAATACTCAGAATCATTACTTAAAAGGATTGGTTTCTCTTTAAGTAATGAAGTATGTTGCCCACAGAGGATATTCTCTGAAATACAGAGATAATAGTGTAGAGGCTATACGAGAAGCTATTGTGCGAAAGTATGATGGTATAGAATT